GCGAACTTGATCTGGTTGTTGAACGCCGTGCCGACGACACCCGAGCCGATCACCACACCGTTCGGGTCCTCCACCTCGAAGGTGCCGAGGTTGGTCGTCGGCTCGATGAACAGGACCTTGTATTTGCCGATCTGGGCGCCGGCGACGACGGGTGTGGTGGCGTCCATCGTGAGGACGCCATTGCCAGTGCCGGCGAAAGCCTGGGTGACGGCGCCGGCCGCCTGGCCGAGGACGGCTCCGGCGGGAAGCTTGCCCTCGCCGGAGAGGATGATGCCCGAATCGCGGCCGAAGGAGCCGTTGGGCTCGCTGACGATGAAGCCGCCAGCGTGAAGCGTTTCAGTGAGAGCTGACATGGGACTTACCCCTGTGTTTCAGTGACTGGACGAGCGCCTGGTCGAAGGGCTCGTGGCGGACCTGGTTACTTCTGAGCGAAGCCCATCTGGGCATTGACCTTGCTCACCGCATGATCCCAGCTCGCCGCCGCTGCTGCGCCCTGAGCTGGTGATGCCGGGAGACCGTGCTGAGACATCGTCGGAGCGGAGAGCGAGCCGTCCGCCCGTGCCTTCAAGATCTCGGCCCGGACCACCTCTGCGCTCTTCGCGCTATCGGCGATGTACCCGCCGGCCAGGTGCGGGACCTGGGCGAGCGCACAGAGCTCGTTGATCTCGCGCGCGCGGGCCGTGAATGACGCCTCGGCGTCGCCGCGGGCCGCCGCGCGGACCTCATCGAGGTTCATGACAGCAGCGGGCGCCGCCGTGACAGCCGCATCGGCTTCAGGCGCCGCGGCCGTGGTGGACGGAGCCGCTGCGGGAGCGGCAGCAGCCGCGGGGAGAGAGGCAGTCGGAGGTGTCTTGGACATGCTGGTCCTCGCTTTTCGGTTGGAGGGCTTCGCGCCCAGGGCGACATTCGCGGTGGGCGCGCCCGCCGGCGAATTCTTCAGACGCGCGACGGGGGTCTTCCAGCCGCGGGCCTGGGCCAGCGCGACGAGCTTGTCAGGAGCGCGTGAATAGAGCTGATGATACGCGAATGCGGCTGGCTCGACCGGCTCGTCCTCGCCTGCGTCGGCTTCATCCGACCCGTCGGCGAACCCCGCGGCGACCGCCTGCTCGCCGGTAAACCAGGTCTCTTCCTTCATGATGGCGCGGCAGTCCTCGAGGCTCTTGCCAGATGCGTCCGAATAGATGCCGGCGTAAGCATCGCCGAGCGCGTTCAGGCACTCGATGGTCTTCTCGTGCTCGCGCACGTCGCCCCACGTGAAACCTGCGGGATCGTGGATCATCAGCACGGCGCCGAGAGACATCGTGCGCACGTCACCGGCCATGAAGATCAGGCTCGCCGCGCTGGCTGCAACACCATCGACGATCATCGTGATCTTGCCGCGGTGCGCCGAAAGCGAAGCGTGGATCGCGGCGCCCTCGGTTGCGATGCCGCCTGGCGAATTGATCCGGACGGTGATGTCGCGATCGCGCCCGAAGCTTGCCAGGGCGTTGATCACGTCGCCGGCGTTGAAGCCGTCGACGCCCCACCAGAGCTCATCGTCGGATTCGCCGCCGACCACACCGGAGAGCATGATCTCGCTATTCTCGAGATCGACCTTGATCGACATGGGGTGTCCTTCCGTTACGCTGCCTGGGCGTCGTCGAGTTGAGTGGCGAGGTCATCGGCCTCGCTGGCGGGTTGGTTTGAGGCAGCCTTGAGGACCGGGAACTCGAGGCCGAGATCGCTCTCTCGGACCTTGTCGGCCTTGATGCGCCGATCGGTCTCTTCCGGATCTTCTCCGCCCTCCTCGATGACGTCGGAGCGCGCCTTGAAGCCGGCGTCGACCGCAAGCTTCTCCGCCTGCAGGTCTTTCAGCGGATCGACCCACTCGAACTTCGGCGGGATCCACTTTACCTTCAGGAACGGCGCCGGATTGCGCGCGAACCCGGGAAGGGTCACGACGCCGGCGAGCGCCACGGTCTGCATCCAGTAAGCGACGACCGGACGGCACATCTGGAACGCGATCACCTGGTGCTGCAGCTGCTGTAGCCGGCGGCGGTACTCGACGATGGCACCACGCATGGATGAGTAGTTGGCCTTGCGCATATCCCCGGTACCGAACCCATAGGGGACGCCCATGGCAGCGAAAGCAGCCAGGACGTTCCGATACTGGAAGGCCTCGTAGGAGCCACCAACCTCGGCGGGAGTCGAAAACTTGATGTCCTCGCCTGGCAGCAGCGCCTGCATCGTGCCGGGTTCGAGGGTGATCGTGCCGTCCCCAGGACTGTCATCATCGTCATCGGTCGCATCATCAGGGGCCGGACTTGTGATGAAGCCGGCATACATCGCGGCGACCTTCTTCCGATCGAGTTCAGCGTCGTCGTACTGATCGAGCAGCCACAACTTCACCAGCGCCGGCGCTACCATGGGGACGCCCCGCACCTGCCCCGATCGAAGCGGCTTAAAGATGTGCAGGACCTCGCTGGCAGGCACCCTCACCTGCTCCCCGCTGCTGGCCTGCGAGGAAACGGGGAGGTCGCCAGGATGGCTGCGGAAGAACCAATAGGCGGCGCGCCGGCCACGCAGGTCGAACTCCACGCCGTTGATAATCGTGTTGCCGTTTGGTGCCGTCCGGTTGTCCCAGTACGGAAGCATGTCCGACTCCATGACTTGGAGCTGGAGTGGCACCGTCAGGCCATCTGTCAGATACCGAGGGCGGAACCGGATGAAGGCCTCGCCTGAATCGAAGAGCGCACGAGCGATCAGCGTCTGCTGGCCATAAAAGTCGGTTAGGCAGTCAGCATCGCATTCGTCAGTCCAGGCCAGCCAGGTGTCCTTCACCTGGCTCTTCAGACCGGCATCCGCGATCAGGAAAGATGGGACGATCCCCGATCCGATCAGGTTGCTGACGAAGCTCTCGACCGCCGATGCGGCATGTGGATTGTTTCGGACAACATCTCGCGCCCGCCGGCGCAGCGTCTCGCCCTGAGATGCCATGATGGAATTGATAGTATAGGCGCTCGGGTTCCATCCGGCGAGCCTGCGGCGGCCCTGACCGCCATCATAGAACGCCTTCTTCGGCGCCGAGACCTTCTCTCGCACGCGAATGCGCGCAGAGCTCTCGCCGTCACCGAATAACACAGCTGACATCGTTCAAAGTCCCTTGCAGCCGCGGGTTGTGGTCAGAAAGCGTCGACGCCGCTTGCGCCCATCGAGATATGATGACACCTCGTCCAGCAGCTGCTTCAGTTCCGCCATGTTGCGGAATTGAGTGGACTTGCCCTCGTACGAGACGCTCGTCACGCCGGAGGTATAAGCCAACAACAATGCTTGCCGCTGCGCCTCGGTGTAAACGATCGCCATGTTCATCCCATGTAGTTTGAGCGCATCACGCGGCGCGCTGGGCGACGCTTCTGACCGGCGAAATCCGGAGGCGGAGGCGGTGGCGTGGGGGCTTCCGGTGGTGTAGGCGCTGGGACAGACGGCGCCGGATCGCGCCGTTCTGCTTCTTTCCGGTTGGCGAATTCCATGGCCCGCTTGCTGTCGAGCCGTAGCGGCAGAGACTTCAGCGAGGCCAGTGCGTAGACGAAGGTGTCGAGCGCCTCGTTGCGCTTGCCCTTCGGCAGGTCCCAGACCCGATAGGGTCGGCCTTCCTTGAAGCGCGTGACCACCTTTTCGCTGGTCAGCTGCTCGACGTATTGAGGCCCGAAGCCGTCGGCGCTCGGGATATGGACGAAACCCGGCCCGGGCTTCTGGATCCGCAACCTCCCATAAATCGCGTCCTTCGCAGTGTCTACGCCGACGATGAACACCGTGTCCTTCGTCTTCGACTTCGACCCGCGCTTCGGCCAGATCGGCCGCGGGCCGGCCTGGCCCTTGATGGCGTAGATGCGGCGGCTGACGCGGCGCCGGCAGAAACTATGGACCATGGCGGCGTGATGGCCGCCGGTATCGATAGAGGCCGACCGGATACGCAGCGTCCGCCCGCCCTGCGTCCGGAAGGACATCAAGAGCAAGGCGTCAAGCTCATCCCAGATCGAGGCCTGCGCAGGGTCGCCCTGCAGGACCTCATAGAAGCACGCCCACGATTCCTCCCCGGCGCCCCAGGCGATCACCTGCACCTCAAGGCGGTCGCCCTGCACGTCGACGCCGGCGGTGAGCAC